AAGATCATTGATGCAATAGAGTTGCAAAGTGCATTGTGTGTAGCACTACACTTGTATAGCTCTACAAGGTATTGTGGGTATAGGTTATCATCTCCATAGTTTACCCACCCTTTGCCACTAGCAACCTCTGTGAATTGCTTTTCTTCGTATTGTGATAAGTTAATTAATTCCATTACTCGTAATATACAACATTATTTGGTATGTCAATGCTTGGTATGTTCCATGCTTCTTGTGCAACTATCTGTAAAAGCCCTTGTTGGCACTCTCCTGCTACGCTAGCATCGGTTGGATCTAGGTTGCTTGAAGAATTTTGCCCCCAAATAGTAAAGGTGTAATAGCCGCTGTTTTCTACTTTGATGCTTCCATTAATAGCATCGTTAGTATTAGTGCCTATAGCTATCTGTGTGTACCTCTCATTATCTGTTGTTACGTTAGCTATAAATCTATATGTAGCACTCGTACTCATTTCCTTAAACTCAATAAGGTAGTGAGTAAATGTACTCAGATACTTTTTAGCCGAATATGGGCTAACGTAAAAGGTCTGTGTTGCTGTATTTGGTTGTAGTCTAATCATATCTAAAAGAAAAAAGGGGAGCACATGCCCCCCCTCTCCGTCCTTTAATCTTTACAATAAGCCGTTATATTAACTAGCTGTAAATGTTAAGTTAGCTCCTGTAGAATCTAGGAAAGGTGCAGCAATTGATTCTTCTGCCATAAACTCGTAACGTAATCCGTTAAAGTCACCTAGTGCTGTTCCACTCTCAACAGTACCTGCTGAAACTTCACAACCTCTAGTATGACCCATTACGAAATAGTTATCGTTGACATCTTGCACAACTATTGCAAGTCTGCCCTTAATTAGATCCTGAAAGCCACCGATGTCAGCTGCAATCTCTTTAGAGAATACGCAAGAAACTACCTGTGAGTAGTAAATTGTTCCGTTCTCAATAGATGCGTTTACTGTCTGGGTAAAGCTTCCTGTATTTTTGTGCATGTCGTAATCCTTCAACGTCAAAGCAGCCGCTGAGTCTGGAATCTCTCCAGAAGCTACTGCATCCCACATTGAATCGCTCCATGCAGCAACCCAGATTTTTTTGATACCACCAAGCGAATCTTTGCAAGGTAGTGCTCTTCCGTTTACTGTTACTGTACAAGCCATGTTTTTGTGTTAATGTGGAATTGCAAAGAGGGTTGCCCCTCCTTGCTTATCCGATGAATAAATTTAGCTAGAGCGTCTAGCAACTGACATAGATGCTTCGTCTACAATCTGTACGCCTGCATCGAATAGCATAGCTACACGAGTAACTGCATCTCCTGTTACACCTGTAAGGTCTAGCATACGAGCCTCAATCATGTCTGTAAGTACGTTTGTACCGAAGTATAGATTGTCAAGCTTAGTGCATACTACTGTATCATCTGGGAATCCTGCTGGAGTGATGATGTCGTACCCCTTAAAACGTGATGCAATACCATCGTTAAGGAAAGGTAGGTTGTAAGTAGCAGCTAGTGCTCCGTAGTAAAGCTGTGCTGACTTACGTGACATGATGATCTTAGTATCTGGATCTCCCATAATTTCTGCAGGAGCGTTATCAGTTACCCAATCAAGCTTAGTTAAGATACCTGTAGTAGCGTTATCGTCTGCTGTGAATGCACCTGCAGCTGTGTTCTCATTAGTACCTGCACCTGCAACGTACTTGTTCATGATGCCCTCAAACGAGTTGTAAGCACCTGTAGTACCACCGTCAGCAATTGCATACTTACCTTGCCACATGTTACGCTCAACATCTTCTGCTACTTTCTGAGAAACGTAAGCCGAGATGAATGCAGCGTAGTCTCCAGGAGCACCAGCGTAAGCACCTTTCATTTGAGCAGCAGCCCAATCTTGTGCTAATTCGAAGTTGCAAATTTGCTCGTTTACCTGTAACTGCTTAGTAGTAAGTGTTACATCATTAAGTGTAAGCTGTCCAGAGCCAGGTGTAGTAAATTCACACGTTCTGTCTGCGATAGCAGCACCGCTGAACTTCTTAAGCACCGCTTCATGTCTTACGTTCTCTAATACAGAGATGTAGCCGTTAGCGATAGAGTCTGCAGATAAAATTGCAGGTGCTACAAATGGGGTCGCTAACTGCCCGACATAAGTAGTGTTAATTGTTGCGTTAGCCATAGTTTTAGCTTTTACTTATTAAATTGATTGTATAGAGCCTTAATTCTTTGCTCCGTTGTTAATTCCGATAGGTTCACAGGTTCTGGCTTAGGCTCTGTCTTTACAACACGCTTAACACCCTCAGATGCAGCCTGTGATTTAAGTTCTGTAATTTCAGCCTTAAGCTTGTCAACTTCGCTTAATTCTTGCTGATCTTCAGAAACTTCTGTCTGCATTTCTTCTTTTTCTTCCTCCATTTCTTTCTCATCTTTCTTTTCTGCTTCAACGCTGTCCTCATCATTGTCAGCCATACGCTCGTCAAGGATTTGGTTAATTAAAGCACGTACTTCTTCTTCTGTTACAAATACTTCTTGCATTACTTCTTCTTTTTCTTCTTCTTCTAGTACCTCTTGCTCTGTTACTACTTCTTCTGTAGCTTCTGCAAGCTTTTCTTGCTCAGACTTTTTAACCTTTTTAGGTGGGTTAGGCTTTGGGGCTGGCTTAGCAGCTGGCTTAGCAGGTGCTTTAGGAGCATCACCGCTATCTTTTACAGCATCCTTGCTCTTAGCAGGGTTAGCAGGCTTAGCCTTACCGTCTCCACCATCTTTGCCCTCTGCTCCATCTTTACCTTCGCCCTTATTTGGTGCTACTGATACCTTGCCACCCTCTGCAATACTCATTTTGCTGCCATCTTGTAGGTTGTAGTCTCCTTGTGGTAATGGAATACGCTCGCCCTCTTCGTTAATGATGAAAACGTCTGCACCCTCTGCAAAGTCATCTGCGTCTGTGTAGATAATAGTTCCGTTTTCTAGGACTGCTTGTGCTTCAAGTTGTACTTCAACTTCTGTTGCTTCAAGCTTTACATTGAACCTTGCGAAAAGGTCGTTAATTCTTTCTGTTAATGTCATGACAAGTTGCTTGTATATATGTATTACGCATTTACCTCCTTAATCCTTACACTCGGTAAGAAGTTTTTCTAAAGCACTAAGTACCTCATTATTGCTTTTAGCCTTCATTTTATCAATGAAATAGCCCTCAATACTAAAGCCACGCACTCTGTCGCTCTTAATCCACTCCTGCCAGATAGCTTCGTTTTCCACTTTTACGCTAACCATCCAAGTGCCAACGGGTACATCTAAGCCATAATAAGCAGATTTGTCCTTGTCTTTATCCTCAACTAGCCACGACTCAACCACGCTTAAACCATTTAGCTTATGCTCATGCTCTAACGTAGTGTTGTTTTGGTTGCCATATTGGAAAAATAACTCCATTGCTCTGCGTACTGTGTTCTTAGAAAAGTACACGTGAAACTCGTCAACACCATTATGCCTGTAAATTGGCTTGTCTGGAATAAGAGCAGCACCTACTAATATACGCTTGTCTGCATCAACCTCTGCTAGAGTGATAGCATCCTTGTTAAACTTTAAAAAATTAGACTCTATAGCAGGCTTTTCTACAAGGCTGATTGCATCAATGCCATATAGTTCTGCTTCTTCGTCAATAATTAACTCAATAATGTTCATGTTATAATACTGTTTGGTCTGTTACTAATTGATCAGCCTGTTGCTGTGTTGTTACTTGTTCTGAAATCACATACGCTTGTATTGATCCACTTGCACCCTCTCCTAAAAATCCTAAGTCAAGTGTTGGTGCTGTTACATCTCCTAAGCCACCACCATCATTGTCAAGCTGCCCTAAATCACCTGTATCTGCTGTTGGGCTTTGGTACTCTGTTTGATTGATCTTACGCACTTGTGCTAAACCCATAACACCTGCAGATGCTGCAGCAATAAATCTCGAACCTGGGAAAGTTGCGTCTTTAGCTAACGCATCGGCAATAGCTGCATATGTATTAATAATCGCCTGCCCTTTAGATAGCCTTTTATTGCGCTCAAATACTCTTTTGTTGGCTTCCTCATCCTCTGATGCAAAAG